CTGCCTGGGTCCGTAGGCGTTGAGCGCACGGACGGTCGTGATGCGGGTGCCACGGTACTTGTTCATCATCATGGCGAACCGCTCGACCGTGTTCTTGGTGATGGAATAGGTGTTGTTCATCCAGTAGTTGCCGACCGCGATGTTGACCATCGGGATGTCGTACTGGGCTGATGCTTCGAGGACGTTCAAGCCACCGAGGATGTTGGTCTCTGCTGCGGGACGCGGGTTGTTGATGGTCTCCTGTGTTCCCAGGACACCAGCAAGGTGAATGAGCCCGTCAGCATGGGCAACTGCTTCGGTGACGGCGGTGGAGTCTCGGATGTCTCCGAGGACCAATTGAGCGCCAGGAACAGGTTCGCGGAACCTCGTATCGAGGACTGCGACCTCATGGCCCCGCGCAATCAACTCTTCCACCACATATCGCCCGATGAACCCGTTGCCACCGGTTACGAGGACCGTTTTCATTCGTCGTCTTCAACCTCTACTTCGTCTTCAGCCTCGACTTCAGCCTCGATAGGAAAGGTGGCCTCCTGGGTGACCTCCGGTACATCCGCCTCCCGGCTTACGATGCGCAGACAGCTCTCGCACGAACGCCCAGCGGGAAGCGTATCGACGACCGGTCCGAGGGAAGCGTCCAGCCCGCATCGCGTTCGACGCAGTTCACTTGGACTCAGTGCATGCCATGAACGGCCCGGTGTCCCAGCGACACGGACCATGGCCCACTTGATATCAGCCACGGGTACCTCCTAGAAGAAGAACGGACAGGTGCAGCCGTGGACACGGCATCGCTCCCGGTGGGAGGTCTTGCAGTGTCCACAAGCCGCGCACTTGCAATTACTGCCATGTTTGTCGTACTGCATCCAGCCTCCGCTGCTCAGATGCCTTGGTTCGACCGTTCCTGGGGATGCCGTAGTCATCCAGCCAGTTGTAAATGGTCTGCCGCGATACACCGTAGTTCTGTGCAGTCAGGGTCATTCCGATATCCCGATAGACCTCCGCGAGCATCTCCTTCGAGGGCCGCTTCCGCCTATCGTAGCCCGTGGATTTCACCGGAACGGCGACCTTCACACGGGTCTTCTTGGGAGGCTTGGGCTTGGCCCATCCGAGTCGCTTCCCCTTATGGTTCTGTTCCTTCGGAGCGGGGGGCGGCAATTCGATTTCATCGTAGTTGGCCTGCTTCAAATCTCGACAGAGCTGATACAGGCGTTCTCGTTCAGCGAGTTCGATGGTGCGGTCGGGGTTGGGGTTGAGAATTCGAGCGCGGAATTCCAGTGCCACATCGGCCTGTTCGCGCTTCACGCTCATGTACGGCCGCAATGCGTTCAGCATGTGCTCTGCACCACCGGCTACGACGACCCAAGAAATCATGGACCGGTACCCACGCCGGTCAGGCTTACGGAAAAGACTCCCACCGAACCTGGATTGAAATCGAATGAGCGGGGCCGGGTCAAGCTGCGTGACCTCGACCTTCATGGTGTAGCGATTGTTGCTACGAGTGATTGCGATTGAACCCTCGCCATCGAAGAAGCCTGCGAGGTAGGCCAGTTCCTCATCCATGCGTTCATGGTATCAGGCTTGACCTACCTCATCAAGACTATTGTTTCCGACCTCTACGTCTCGTCATATGAAAAGTTCACCGTTTCTTGCGTCCAGTTTCCTGGTCCTGCATCCGACGCCACCGCCAGCTGGTAGACGGTGTACCTGGTTGTGGCATTCGTTGCCGAGTACGAAGCCGAGTCCCAGGTTGCCTTGTTGCCCGCCGTGAAGTTCACGAAGGTCGTGTCCGCGATGGTCGAGGACGCCGTGGTCGGAGTCGTACCGGTGATGTACGCCGCCGTAAAGTTGAGGGTCGTCGAGGTCATCACGGCCCCGTCGCCCCAGATGAGGAAGTTGGTCACGCCGTTGGCGGGAGCCGTGTCCACCTTCAACTTCAGCCACTTCTCGTAGCTGTTGGTGTTGACGGTGATGGGGTTGGCCTGGCGGTTAGCAAGGGAGTTGGTTGCGTTATCGGCGCTGATGAGGTCGATACCGGTGACAACGCCGGATTCAGTTCCAGCGGCGGACCCGGTGTAGACCCTGAGCGAAAGAGTGGCTGCCATTGGTTCTCCTAGTCAATGCTCTTACGCGATTTCGACGGGGTAGCACCTGGCTTAGAGGGCGACGTCGACATCGAGGGAGCGGGCTTCTTGGCATCAACAACGTCCTGAGCGGTCGGCACGTCGTCGAGCAATACGACGCCGGTTGGTCCGACCATCATCAGACGGTCAAATGGTTGGCCGAGAGGTGAACGTCCGTCGTCGATACGAGCCTCATCGACGGTCTTCCAGGGCACCCCGGCAAGAGCGAGCTTGTTGATATCGGCCTTGGCCTTGTTCTCCTTCAGGTTCAGCGCGGTGAACCGGAAGGCAAGGTTGTTGCCTGGGCCTCCGAACCCCTCATCCCACACGATTTCTCGGGTGAGGTAGTCCTGGATGAGCCCCATCAATGGCCGCAGCCCACGGTCTTCGGTGTGTTGGTCTTGGGTTTCGCTGGTGCTGCGGTTGATGTCGAAGGTCAGCCCCAGGTCCTGGGGCGAGAGCCCGAACACGGCGGCAATCTTCCTGGTGAGGTATTGCTGCCATTCCAGGAACTGCATCTCCCGGTTGTTCGGACGGAAGGGGATGAACTTGGCGCCCTTGGTGTTCCCGATGAACCCCATGGCTCCCTTACCGGCTACCTCGGACAGCCAGTACGACCGGAATCGCTTGACGTCTTCGTCCTTGGCGCCTTCTCCGAGGTCGAGCAGGCCATCAGGAGCTGCGTTTTCGACCTGGCGGCGGTTGTAGTCGTTGCCCGAAAGCTCCGCATCGACCGCAATCTTCAGCGTTTCGAGGGGAGCCAGACCAACCACCGAGTAGGTCCGGGGGTTAGCCATCATGTAGAGCATGTCGCTGTTACGAAGCTTGGCTCGCTCCTGCCAATCCGGATACCAAAAGTAGCGCGGCTCGGAGTCCTCACCGTCCCACCAGGCGCTGACCTTGATGGTCGCGCCGTCAACGGGATGGAGCTGGACAATCTGGCCGCGCAGGCTGCGGACCTTCTCGATACACCCAGCATCGAGCACGAGGATGTCTTCGACAATCGGCTCAATGAGCGAACGGAATGAGTCCTGGCGTGGGTTGGGCATGTCGAAGGTGCGCTTTATCTGCGCCGCGAGGTCCATCGAGGCATTCGCCTGCGAATCGAACGGGACGATGTCCCACTCCGCGCTTGCCACCTGGCTGCGCCGAATGTTGATGGCGGTCCGCACCCATTCGGAATGCTCCGCCCAATTGCGATAGAGCTGGGAGTTCTGCTTCCCGACCTTGCCGCGTGCTCGGGAGCCGCCGCTTCCGTCGTTCCAGGCAATCGCGGACATCGCGGTGCCTTCGATTTTCTTCGGGGACGTCTGCGGACGCAGGGCCTTCCCCAAGGAGACGAGCGCACTACTCATTTGTTCACCCGGAAGTGGGCAGCGATGACCTTGGACTGGACCTTATCGAGGTGCTTCCGCAGCTGGTTCTCATTCATGTAGCGGACGCCCTCCTCATAGGTGATGACATGGGTGGGCAGTCCTTCCAGCATCGCGGCAACGTGGTCCGGTACGGACTTGGTGCCATCGCGGAAATCGACATCTTTCATGCGGCGAAACTCCCGAACACCATTCCTCCGCCGAGCAGGTTCAAGGCGTGCCCGAGGGCATCCACCATGTCGTCGTGGCTCTTGGGGAAGGACAGCAACTCCACCTCGAATGCGCCGCCCTTCATGGAGCGGTGGTGGTAGACCTTGTGGGCCTCATACCGAGCGGCTGCTGAACGCGCTCTGGTGCGTTTATCGACTTCCGCTTTGCGTCCAACGACGGGCAGATTGGTCGTATTGAGCAAATCCTGGACCAGCGTGGACTGGAACTGGTTGTTCTCGATGACGATTTGGCTGATGTTCGGGAAGGCACGCGCTCCATCTAGCACGAACTCCCGGTGGCCGGTCTCAATCTTGGTGCGATAGACCGACAGGACGTAATGGTTGTGGTCCTCGTCCTCAGCCACGATGGCGCGGGCGGTGAAGTCGGCTCGTTCCCGTTCGGATGAGGCCAGGTCCACGCCCATCGTCAGGGTGTAGTGCTTGTTGGGGTCCAGTTCATCGAAATACTGGAACCATTCACGCCGGAAGATGACGCCTTCACGCAGGCCCGAAATGTCGTTGAGGTAGGAACAGGCGAAGTTGTCACTGCCCATGTCCTCACGTTCCTGATGAAGTGATTCGAGCGGCCACATCGAGGGCCACAGGGCGTGCTCTTCGCCGTTCTCGTCCACGTTGATAGCGGCCTTGACGATATTCCGCCAGCCCTTGCCGCCCTCGGCAATCGGGGTGATGAGTTTCTCGTACAGGTCGCCTTCGGACCAGCGGGTGCCGAGGATGACGATGACCCCACCAGGGACGAGGCAGGGCTTCAGGGTCTTCCAGAACCAGGTCTCAATCTTCTCCTGCTGGTCGATGTTGTTGGTGTTTTCCTCATCGAGGATGTCGTCGCACAGGATGACGTCGAAACGCTTCGAAATGATGGCTCCACCGGCACCTGCGGAATAGAGGGTTACGTCCTTCGAGCCGTGGTGGATGGAGTCCTTGCGAAGCCATTCGAGGTCGGTCCACTTCGACGGACTGACGCAATCCCCGAAGATGTCCTTGTAGCGGTCGTTCTGTTGCAGAGTCCAGCGAATAGCTCGCGAGAAGTCGTTGGCCTGCTTGGCAGTATTGGAGACCAGGCCCACGCGGATATCTTTGTTCCGTCCAACGAGCCATGCGAGCAGCGCCGTATTTCCCCAAGTGGTCTTGGCGTGACCCCGTGGTTCAAGCACAACTCCGTTAGTTCCGTCCCTAAGGCAGCCCAGGACGAATTCGACCATCTCTCGGTGGTGGGGGAAGGCTTCGAGGCCAAGGACATATTCACCGAAGGCGAAGACATCACCCTTCGCCAATTCCCGGAGGCTCAGGTCGAGCAGGCTCTGATACTGCTCCTTCGATAACTCGGGTCCGAGCAAATTCTGCAAGTCTTCGAAGGACATCTTGTTCGAGTCCTCCTGTGGAGAATTCAACAATCTTGCTCTCCGTTCGTGATGTGGGCTCACCCAAAAGGAGGAGCAGGGTGTTGACCGCTACGGTGGCGTCCTTGGGGGAGACCCGGATGTTTCCATCGTTGAGGTCCTTGATGTACGCACGCACGGTGGCACGCATCGCAATCACGGACTCGGTGTGGATTTCGGCTCGCTCCTGGGCAAACTTGTCGGCCGTCTTTTCGTACGTCCTACGAGTAAGGGAGTCCTTGTAGGACTCCCTTTTTTCTGTCCAGTTTTCGCGGCGAGCCCGGGCTGCCACGGTCGACCAAGCTAGGTCGTGTTGACGAGCCAGCTCCCTGATGGAGACTTTGCCGGTGACGTACTCACGTTCCAGCTCGGCTGGAGGAATCTTTGGGGCCACGGTTCCTCCTTCGCATGGTCAAGCGCACATCGGGTACTCGCGGCCAACGCCATTCGCGGTCGGAGCGAATCCCGTTGAGGATGACCGGGCCAGGGGGTGTCGTCACCCAGCCGTCAATGTCCCAAAACATCGCCACGCCGCAATCGAGGCATGGGCCGTCGGCCCCGGGTGGGGCATAGCAGCGATGGGCGCAGCCTACGCCAGGAAGTCCGCTGCGATGAATTCGAGGGCCTGCCAATCAGGGATATCGCCTTCGGACTCGGTGACCTTGGCGAGTGCGTTATCGAGCGTCTCGGCGGCTTCGCGGGGCATTCGGTAGGTCCGTTCGACCCAGGTCGAGCCCTTGGTCGCGTTCTCGGTGACGCCCTGCCAATCGAAGTCATCCAGACCGGCGAGCTTGTCGAAGACGGGCGGGGAGAACGGCAGGATGTCCAGCAGGTCGGCCTTCGTCTCGGTATCGAGCAGGTCCTTCAACAGGGAGCCCAGGCGAGCCGGGTCGGCATGACCCCTGGTTTCGTTGAGGACGACCGTCAGCTGCTTGGCGTCGGCGTCGCTCAATCCCTCGATGACCGTGACCTGGATACGCCCGGAATGGCCCAGCTGGCGGAGGGCCTTCTGGCGATGCTCGCCGTCGATGATTTGATAGGTCGAACCGACCGGACGGCAGATGATGGGGTTGATATAGCCGAACTTGCGAATGGAGGCAAGTTCCTTGCGGAACATGCGCTCGTCCATCTTGTTCGGGTTCCAGGGGTTTGGAACCAGCGCGTCGATGTCAACGAGGGCTGAGGACAACCGGGACACCGATTCCACGACCATTACGACCCCTGACGAAGAAGGTGGTCGAGGATGACTTCCTGAATGATGCGCTTGCGGACCTTGGCGGTCAGCTTCTTGGGTGGTTCGTCGTACGTGAGGGTCCAGGTCGTAGATGACGACGTGTTCCAGGGAGTTGTCCATGTTCCCGTGGTCCCTGTGGTGGTGAATGTCGAAGTCGACGTCATCGCTGTCCCGGTGTCCCACCAATCGGATTTGACGGTGAACGTGCCACCGTCGGTATTGCCGACATTGACCCAGGGATTGAGCTTGAATTCAGCCATCTTTGTCCGTCTGATAGCGGTTCATGAACCCTGGTCGCATGGGAACTGAGCGGTCGAGGCTGGTAAATGACGCCCAATTGGCGCGTGTCCGTGAGGCGACGATTTTCGGTGCGAGGTCTTCGGCGCACACTGTGCAGAACTTCTGTCCATTGATGAGGAACGGCTCGGTTGTCCGTCGCCCGCAATCACATTTGAAGATGAGCTTGGCCATCTATACCTCCACGGTGACTTGATGGAATGGGATGGACACGGTAACGGACACCAAGCCTGGGGAATCCAGGCGTAATCGTTCAAGGATGTAGGCCGCAACGCCTTCGAGGGTCGGCTTGGTCCCACGAACCATCTCGTTGAGGTTCTTGCCTTCCAATTCCCAGACGATGGTCGAGAGGACCATGGGCATTTGGGTGACCAGCTCGACGGTGTCGGGATTGGGGCTTCCGGCCACCGTCACGGCGACGTCCCAATCATGTCCGTGCATGAACGTGCCACATCGTGCATCTGGTGTGTCGGTCTGATGCGCTGCCGAGAACCTTGCGGAAGCTCGATACAGGTATCTCATCGGTGCATTAGGGACAGAAATCCCCTAGCGCACGAGAACACTCCGTCCGTTCGGAGCGGACCTTGCGGTACCAGGCCGGAGAATAGCATGAATTCCTCCTGTAAATCCCCTATTTCGCCGGAGTTGCACGGTATTTGGACATGATTGCCTGCAATTTCTTCATCTTGTCCTGGAGAACGGCCAGCTCGTGGTCGGGTCCTGGTTCGGTGTTTGGGATGATGGTCAGGTGCTCGCCAGTTGCTTCGAAGAACGCCTTGCACGTTTCCTCGATGACCGAAGGCTCCATGCTCTGGGTCGTGACGTACACGAAGCCCCTCATCGCGGGATAGAACCTATTCGTCATCAATCGACTCAATCTTGGTGATGTTGAAATGCCCTGGATGGACAATGGCATCTGCTATGGGGAAATAGACCTTCGGAACGGTGTTGACAATCATGTGCTGGCTCAGGCCATCATCGCTGAACCGGGCCGTGGTCCCGAAGCTGACAATCTTCGTCTCGTGGTCGGCATATCCGGTAACCCGATAACGCTGCCCCGCGACAATCGTGACAGGCGGATACGCCACCTCGGCCTGATGCGTAGCCAGCCAGTCATTGACGACCCGGGTGACGACCTGGTTCATGGTCTGCTTCGTGTTGACCCGTTTGAAGAGGTTCATCCAAGGTCTCCGGTCACGAGGGCACGGAGGCATTCCTCGACGGATTGGTCGAGTTCAGCCGTGGCCGCAGCCCATTCGTATTCCTGTTTGGTCAAGGTATCGACCACCCGAATCGTGCATGGCTCTTCCACGACCATGTACTCCTTCTTCCCGAACATCACGGTGGTATCCACCATGGACCGGTTGGTATGAACCTCGATGTCATACCCGAGGGCCTTGGCCACGTTCTGGAGGCTATGGCGCAGGGATTTCGAGTTCACGTCCGTTCCCCACTTCGAGGGCAAGCTTGGTGAAATAGGCCGCGCAGTCCGGACCGTAGTTCTCGTCGCTCTCGACCAGGAAGGATTCTGGCGATTCGGTCCAGCGCCGCAACCACTCAGTGAACACGGAGGCCAGGGCTTCGACGGGGATGGCCAGGATGCGTTCGGTCACTTCTTCTCCTTGATGGGCTTGAATACCTCGGGACCGTCTTCGCCTAGCGTGACCGTCCGCTGATGCGGTGTCCAGACCCCCAGGACCTCAATCCCATTGCGCAAGGTGACCACCTCGGTCACTTCCTTGATATCGCGAAGGTTCTTGCGAAATTCCTTCAACCCCATCTGGGCGAGCCTCATTACTTCACCACCAAGGTAATCGCCGAGAGGATGAACGCCGACATCGAGAACAGCATCGCAATCCAGGTCGTCCCGCTGACCTGGACCTTCAACGTCTCGGCCGGATAGGGCTCGAACGTCCCGTCGGGCAAGCGCTGCCGAAACCGTGCTCCAGCTGGCATGGGAAAGAGCCCCTCCCCGTCCCACGCCTCCCAAGCCTGAACGAGGTGCTTCACCATCTGCTCGGTCACGCCATGGTCAACTTCGAACAAGCCGCCTGGTCTGTTCATCGCAATGCCCTCCATACCTGGACCAAGGCGAACAGGGCCAACAGCACAATCGCCACAATCGGGAGAATCTCAGTCCAATTCACGGGAACACCTTCATGACCATCTCGCGCAACCCC